CATCAGCCGTGCACTCAAGGGTATCGCCCGTGAGCTGGACGTGCCGATCATTGCGCTGTCCCAGCTCAGCCGCATGAGTGAGTACCGTGATACAGGTGAGCCCCGGCTCTCCGACTTGCGTGACTCCGGTGCTATCGAGCAGGACGCAGACATGGTGCTCATGCTCTGGCGCAAGGAACAACCCGACTTCACCAAGCAGTCTGAGGTAGTCAGCTGCAAGATTGCCAAGCACCGCAATGGTCCGACCGGTGTGTGTGATCTCGAGTTCGTCAAGTCGACCGCAAGCTTTAGGGGGTGACATGTCAGTAACCAAACCGTTGCAACTTTCCATAGACTGCGGATGCTTCGACCTTTGCGACCACGCAATCGAGCGTATCTCTGAGCTCATACAGGATGCCTTCGACGCAGGGTATGACGAGGGCTGGTCGGAATCATTGCAAGGCCTACGCCGGATGATGATTAACGAAGGGGTACCAGGGGCAGAAGATTTAATCGTGCCGCCCCCGCCAGGTAAGAAGGCAGGCGCAGCGATAACAGAGCGTGGCTCGAAGAAGAAGGAGTACTCCAACTAGCTTCGCCATCGTCAGGTCTGGGGCGTTCGGTGTTCCGCTAAAATAAAAAAAGTGCCATGGCAGATGGGAAGGAATCATCTGCCATGGCTTTGTCATTCAACCGTAAACTATCTCACCGAATAGTCCCAGCTGTACTATTGCATCAGCCCCGTTCGCATCTACATGGAACTGATTATCGTCAATGATTTGATACAGATGAGGGTACTTCTCGATGAGCAGCTTCGTCCCAGCTCTGATCTTAGCTGGAGTTAGATGCTCGTTCTTGAAGTCTGTCTCCTCTGTATCAGATAGCACTACCAGTACTTGGTCTGGGTCAAGTGGCTTGACAATGTTATTCTCCCAGTCCTCGTACAAGTACTGCCATCTGTACTCATCGCACACTGCCCAATAACCAATGCCACCTTCGAGTGCTGTAGTGTAGATGTTCACTACCTCTAGGTCGCTTAGCTCTATGTCTAAGATCTTCATGCTACCTCCTATCTAACTTGCAGCAACCTGCCACCCTCGTTGCACTCATCATCTGCTGAGATAATATAGTGCATCTCAAGGCCATCCTCTCGCTGGAATACCAGTACTGGGAATGGGTTGGCAAAGATTGGCATGCCATCCATGTCTTCTCGATCTATATATCCACGCACTACCTTGCATCCGATGAGAGGATCGATCATCTCTTTCGTGATGTATGCTACCTCTGCATCTAGATGCTTATCTTGCGCTTCCTTTTCTGCCTGTCGCATTGCGTCAAAGTTTACCATCTTCTTCCTCCTCTACAAAGCAATCATGTCCATAGAACCAATCTTCTGCTTGCTCTTCAATGTCAAGGTCGAATACCTTGCCACACTCAAAGCACTTAGCGATACCAAGAGTTCTCATATCAATCATCTGACTTGACCCCCTTCTCTGCTTGATGCTCAGCCTCAGCTAGCTTGCGCTCGCATTCAGCGATGGCTGGCTCTACTACTTCTTCAAAGAACTTAGCATACCCACCTGGGTACACATACCCTCCGCATCCATCCAGTGTCTCAGTGCTAGTGCATCCGCACTCCTTGCACTTGTTCTCTAGATAAATGTCGAATCGGAACACCTCACCCCTGAGGTACGCGTCGAAGTTCTCTACCGCATTACGAAGGAATCCCTCGTACTGATGTGGCAGTAGACCCCATTCGTCTGCGATCTTGCGAGTGATGCATGCGAATCCGCACTGGCCGCTATCCCATGGGTCATTGTATCCACCCAAGCTGACGCTGACACCGCTGTGTGCCAGCATGAACAGCGGTTGGTAGTACACGATGCTCTCTGCTTTGAGGGCAGCATCGAACTCATCCATGCCGTCGCATACTTCGTCAACTGCAATGTGTCTACCGGTGCCACGAGTTCCGATGATATAGAAATCGCTACGGATATCTGTTGTATCGTAGTCATCATCTATATAGGTCTCCCACTGGATACCAGACTCTGTCTTTACGCTTTCAATAACTGCGCTCATAGTCCCTCCTGTGCGTCATGCACATAATGCTTAGCGATTTGATACCAATCTACCATCGGCAGGTAACCAATGAAGATTGCGTCTGATGCTGGGCCATGAAGTTCGTCTCGGTTAATGTGTCCGAAGAACATCTCTTCTGTATAACCTTCAAGCCACTTAGACAATGCATACTTAGCTTGATCTGTATCTACCTTCTCATCGTCTGTTGCATCTTCAAGTTCCTTGAGTGCTTGCTCGTAGATTGCATCACCCATGCCATCTACTTCTCCAATCCATAGTGCTGTGTTCCATGTCTCCCAGTTAGTCCATCCATTGTATGACTTGTCGCACATAACTACTCCTTCCGTAGCGTGTGCCGGATGGGTGGTGAACCACACCTCTACCCATCCGGCTGCACCCTACTTATCTATTACTTGACACCCTTTGATGCCAAGAACTTCTTGTCCTTCAGCTTCTTGCTGAAGGTGATGTGAACCTCTGCTACTGTGGCTTCATACAGATCGCTAGTGTCTGCGCGCTCAGTGAAGTCACAGCCTGGCTTCTGAGTTCGCCACTCACGCAGCAATCCATGATCGCTCAGAACTGTATTGAATCCATGGTAACCATCCCATGCATCATTGATATCCGTGACCTTCATGTCAAGAGCTGTAGCAATATTCAGTGCCTTGATATTTCCAGAGACACTGTTGCTATAGCTATTGCCCTTGGCAACACGCTTGGCTAGCTCAGGCAGTGATGCCTGCATGATCAAGCCAATGATGGATGCGCTTGGTACCTCAATACTAACCTGCTGATTGAACTCAGCTGGTAGTTCCTTGAGCTTAGGTGCTCCGCACTCGCTAGTCTTCTTAACCATTTGAAGCCTCCTTCTTAACTGTCTTATAACCAAACTGGTTGTTGTCATAGAAAGACTCTAGATTGTAGGCTTCATCCCACACTAGCTGTCCATTCTCTGAGCTAAACAACATCTCGATAAATGAAACAAGGTTGCCGTACTTGTGCCTACTATCGACTTGATTGCCATCAATGAGGTTCTCAAGTCGGTCGAGATACAATGCACGTACCTTGTCGATGTACTTCAGATGCCGAATGGCACTGTCTACATCGTGCTTGCTATACCCAATGATATCATCGAGCTGCTCAATAGCTGCTGACACCTGGGTCAATGCCTCGTCCGCGTTGCGGACTGCATCCCGTGCATTGTCAGCTGCTTGGTCAGCATCCCATGATGCAGACTCAAGGTGTGTTTGAGCAGACTCAAGAGTATCCTTGAGTTCGTTAATGTCAGCCATTAGCTGCCTCCTCACATTGCTTGCAGCACCACGACACATACAATGATGTGCTTGGTGATGCTGATTCCTTGAGCTTCTTGACTTCACTTACAACTTTGTCAATGTTACCATTAACATAGGTTGAGAAGTGACTGTCGGGAACCTCAGTAAATGTCACGACTTCGATCATTGCACGATGATCACCATCGGTGCAACTCACGTCGTCTGGTTCAAATACCATATCGTTTACCATAATCACTCCTTTAGTTATTAGTATTCATGATACGTTCTAGTTCATCCATCACCTCCTTCTTATCTAGGTCTGATACTGTGCGATTGCTAGTAAGATCTGGCTCTTCCGGGAATGGGGCCTCCATCTCTACTGCTAGCTCATAGCCTAGCATGTATACCATCTTGCTAAGCAGATCAAAGTACTGATCGAGCGCTTCATACGTGGCATCCACTGCTTCCTCTTCAGTTGAACCTAGCGCTACCATCTGCTCCTCACCTTTGGCAAACACTTCCGGAAATGCAGCGCGGAATCGCACTCGGTCAGATTGGAATGACTTAAGCATATAAAATCCTGAGATCAGGATGTTAAGTGCATCATTCGCATCCTCCTTGCTAAACCCATAGTGTAGGTCTACTGTGACCTTATTGCTACTTGCGTCCATAACGCCTCCTTGCTGGCTATATTCTTCGGGGGGCAGACCAGCGCCGCCTCCACGAAGAGAGCAGGGAGGGGCCATCGACTTGCCATCGTCAGGCTGCCATCCCCGCTCTCTATTGCTATAAAATGAGGGGCTGCGCTTGGCTTCACCTACCTTGCGCAGCCCCTCATTGTTACTCGTACTTGCCTCCATCACTCCAATGTGATGGGGCATTGTCATTGTACATCGTGTACTTATAGTAATCCTCACGATCTTGCTTCACGATAGCTTCAGTTATACCGAACACTACATTGAGGCTAACATTGCGCTTCTCGCAATACCTTAGCAAGTCATTGTACGCACTGGCGAATGCCTTGCATCCGCCGCAATACCCTAGCTCTGAGTCGCACATCTCATGGCACATGCAGTCGTACGGATCGCAGCACAACTGTCGATCTGCTTGCAACTGCCTGTATACCATGGCCTTGTCAATAGCATTGCGCATGATCTGATTGCTTGGCATATATCCTCCTAGTTCCAGATGCTAAATGCCTTATCGGCTAGGATCATGAGCGTCAAGCCCATGACCGTGCCAATAATGGATGCAATGATAGTCCATAGAAATGCTGCAAGATCCATTATCGTACCTCCTCTCCGCCCATATACCATAGGGCTATGATTGTTACAACTACGCCTGCCAGCGCACCTGATAGGAAATGGAACTCACCGAATGTTACGCACATAATAGTCCTCATTCAGTCTATTGATGCGACTGCGCTCAGCTGCTGCTGACGCTCGGCGCTCAATCTCATAGGATAGTAGGCGCTTGGGCGCCCACTTAATCTGTTCACCCCTGTAATAGGTGTCTATATGTAAGATACATAGCCTCTTATTACCCTTGACTGTACGTATACCATCATAGGTACATAGCCGCTTACCTTCCATTGCTTGGCAGATCATTGTTCCTCCTTCTTCTTACGCTTGATCTTCTCAAATGTTACCGGATACCCTGCCATATAATCGTTGAACTTATCAAGGTACTTCTCATACTCATATCCTGCTTCTTCCATACACTCCTTTGAGCAGAAGCCTTGCATTCCCATTACGCTAGGCTGATCACACCATGGGCAGTTCACTTGTCATCTCCTTTTCAACTATGCTTGACCCTAATCTATTAGGGGGGCAGACCGAACGGTCTACCGCAAGAGAGCAGGGAGAGGGGGTAATACACTGTCTCTCGTCCATATCCCTCAGCCCCTGCCTTATCACCATTTCCACATTGTTACTGTGCATGCTATCGTATCCCTCCATTGTATATAAAATGCCATCGTCAGGTTACCATAATAGCCGTGCGCTGAAAAAAAGATGGAGGAGGATGACCGTAGCCACCCTCCTCCGTTGCGTGCTCGGCTGCCGCTTACTTGGTCTCGGCCTGCACCTCCACTACGCGTGGCTTCGTCCAGCGTCCGTCGGACATGCGCTCGCTTGTGGCGAACACTGTGACCGTCGTCCACTGGGCCGCTGCGAGTGCTGCCGCTGCATCACCGCGTGCGATGACTGGGTAGAAGTGCACCTTGCCCTCGTCGTTCACCTCTTCGATGACGACCTGAGCATAGGTCACATTACCACCCTTGTCGTAGGTGATGTCTGCCGTGTCCAGTGCGCCAGTGCGTGGCGCTGCGCTTGGGTGGTCGTGCTCGCCTTGCACGATACCCGTGATTTTGGTTAGAGCCATCGGCTCCTCCTTCCCGCGACGCTTGACGCCGCGATCTTCGGGGGGCAGTACATCTGCCCCCTCAACAAGGCGAGCCCCGTTCTCCCCCCCGTGCTGCCAGCGTATACTGTGTTCCGCTGCTCGCTTCGGGGGGCAGACCCGCAGACTGCCCGATTTTGGAGACGGGGTCTCCCTCGGGCTTTTCTGCGGTATAGCCCGTTTGGTGGGGTTACCCAACCTCCGGACTGGACATACCCATCTGATAAGAAACCTTAATGTTGGTAAACCCTTGACACGATTGGATATAAATAGAGGGTGATAGATATACCCTCTAATACGGTTTTACGGGTTATAAATAGAAAGTTATACCCTCTTAGAGGGTGCACCAGAAAGGCAACATGGCAAAGATTCCAGATCCAAAGGAGATCCAGGCCCAGATCGACCGCCTCGTCAACAAGACCGTTGACCAGCAGGTGGAAGGTAAGGCTGCTCCGGCTGCGCCCAAAGCAGGTGCGGCCAAGGATCCCTTTGCCGGTATGAAGAAAGAGACCCCTAGGGCAGAGGCCCCAACACCTACACCCCCAGCTGCTGCCGCCCCCTCCGCTCCGGCAGCTGGGGGTACTTCTGCTCCCGCAGCCCCAGCCAAGCCAGCGCCGTACCAGACCTACATCGAGTACGAGTACGTAGGCGAACCAGACCCAGACTCCATCGGCTCCCTGCCGTCTGAGGAGATGAACTACACCGCTGGGCAAAGAACAGCGAGCGGCAAGCTTGCCATTGCGCCAGCCGTCAGGGGCGACAAGCGCTCCAACATTGAGAAGGTCATCGCCGGTGAGCGCACCTCAACGAGCCGCCAGTACGCACCCAAGAAGGGCGTAGTCCCTGGAGCCAATCTTCTCCTTACCGTCCGCGGCAAGCCAGCTGCGGTCGTCCGCATTACCGCGGTCTACAAGATCATGGGCTCAACCCAGGATGGGTTCGCCGTCCTCCAGGACCTCGCCACTGGCACAGAGGTCAAGAAGCCGATTGAGCGCCTGGCTGCCTCAGAGGGCTACGACGCAGCCGAATACGCCAAGACAATCTACAACACCAAGATCACCCCTGGCCAGGCAATCGCCGCGGAATACGATGCAGACCTTAACGCCAAGACCCAGGCTGGCATCGATGCCGCCCAGGGCGCCCCAGCCGAAGCCCCAGTTAGCCGAGCAACAAGCATCGGTA